GTGAAAATGCGTGGAAACACGTTGGCACAGGTACCATAGAGCTTTCGGAGAACGAATCTCTTAATTACAATCCTGTTGTGACGAGAGCAACAGCTCAAACATCGTCACGGCCAGCCGTGTGGCCAGGCAGATCCCCACTCTTTATCGAGAGCGCATTCTGGGACTTCCTTGGAGGTCGCACTTCACCCATCCCTGGGTGGTCATCATCGGTTTCAATGACGGCGAAAGAGGACGTAAGGACAGAACGACCCGTGGATGGCACGGGTGGGGGGGAGTCCCTTGAGAGGGTATTTGAATTTATCGGGGCGAACGGAGGGACACCTAGGAAGAAACCGCATAGGTAATCGTCAGCCGCCGAACGGGCAATCTCTGCTACGTTAGCAAAGGTGCCATTGACTTGTTGGTACATCACAAGAGCATTGGATGACCATTCGTCTTGAGGCTCGAAAATACCCCCGGATCCGCGCATCGCGGAAATCCTGTTAAGTCGAGCCCAATTTTGCTGGTAGGGTGGCACATAGGCACCAGCGAGCCCTGACATCGAATTGTACAACCAACGATAGTTCGCGTTGGTGTCGGTGTGTAGAGTGTCAATGGCCTGGACAATTCCAGTGTCATTGTAGTCTATTCGCCACTTACTTGTGCAGACAGCAGTGGCGTTATTCGGGTTGAAGAAACGCAGAATCACACCTCCAGTGGAGAAAAGGTACATCCCCGCAAAGCAGCTGATGAAATCACGACCGAAGTCGTTATTTCGCCAGGCGCCGGCATTTGAGTCACAAAACCCAATTGTGAACGGCCGCATAAAATAAGACGATGCGGAATAGCCGACGGAGTTGAAAATGGGTGAGGCCATCATCATCAACTGCTTGACGGAGCGGATCCTTTCTCCACAGATCACACGGGCTAGATCGATGTCGGGTGGGGTGACCTTGGCACCCGCGATCGCGGAATCCTCGGTGATGGCCTTCGCAGGAACACCTCCCTTAAGAGCTTGGGAGGTTTGCTTGGGCGTAACACCGGCAGGGATCACAGGACTGAAATTCGAGGCCTTGAGATCAGCGACCTCCCAACCGGGAGCGGCGCAGACCTCAACGAGAATGTCAATGTTGTTTGCGATCGTGGATACAGAGGTCAACTCGTTCTGGATGTAGATGCAGAGGATCCCTTGTGTGGAATTGGACTCGAGATAGGACGAATGAGTGTTGAAGGGCACAATGAAGGAGAATTCATTGCCAGCACTGATATCAATCCATTCTCGGTGAGCGTAGATCGAGCCCGCATAACCTGGATCGGTCGTGCGGCCAGGATACCACGCGAGGAGGAGCTTGCCACTGTGAAGACGCGTCTTTACGAGCCGGAATATGTATTTGATACTCCCGTGGTATTTGCCAAAGAATCGGCTAAACCATCCGAGAGGACCGGAAACAATGTAGTTCGGAGGGCCAGTACGCGTGGTGACAAGACTTGCGGGGTTGGCGCCAAGGGAAAAGAGCAGCGTACCCGTGGTGCCAGAGCCGGCCCAGTTGAAAGTCGTGTTGAAATAAGCTTTTTGGAGAAGATAGTCAAGGCTCATCTCATCAATGTTACTTCCAGCAAAGCCTGGCATAACCTCCAATTTTGCGGTCTGTGTGGCAGCAAGTGTGCCCACCACAGCACCACCGTCAGCCGTGTTCACGGTCGGGTCGAGGGTGGTGTGTTGGCGAACAGCGGGATTCTCATCCCTGAAATGTCCAAACCCGAAGGTCTGTGCAACGTTCTTAGCCCAGGCAAGACCCCAGGCTGCAGGCGCCGCGAACTCGGTGAGGACTGGAATTGCGGAAGCAGCGAGCGCGATCCCTTCCATGTTCCCGAGCCATTTGGAGATAGGCCCGGACTGGGAGGCTTCAGTTTCAGAGATATCCTTTTTCTTCCCTTTAGCAGGGTGTCCCTTGCGGGACTGGGACTGCTGCTTGGAAACAGTTGGCCACACTCGTGGTGGAAGAACACCCGCGAGCGTGGGCGTGGTCATGTTCGTAGGATTGAACAGACGCATCGTGCCTGGAACAGCGCGCACCAACAGCGTATAGCCATAGGTTGTGGACCCGCCACTTCCGGTTTTGAGCGGAGAGTAGCAGACCAGTGCAGCTGTGCCAAACGACGGGCGGCCTGTCAAAAACGAGTGGAACGCGGCGGGCATCACAAACGGACAAACAAGACGAGCACTAGACTGCGTCGCAAGATCAAGATTAACCCCAGGCAACTGGGTGTTAAGTACAAGATCTGCGATGCGGGTGGTCGTCATGATGCCGGACATGTCACCCATCGGGACCCAAACAAGGCGGAGCATGCCTTGCTGCATCTCGTTGGCATTGACCATAAGCTCAATCTCGAGATCACAACGGCAACCCTGAAACCCTTGCACCTTTGCAACAATCGCTGCATTGGCGAGGAATGACGTAAGGGGGTTGAACGTAGTGATGACGGTACTGGCTGTAACTGTCGTGTCAATGGTCCCAGAGTTAACCAGGACCCAGGAACTGAAGACATTGTCAAGGTCGGGAACGAATTGGGTGGTGTTCGTCTTGATAATCTCGGCGGGGGGAGGAAGCGGCATTTCGATCTCCGCTTTCTCGCCGGGACGATCAGAACGAATAAGGTCTGTACCAGCCATATCAATCCGAGGAGCGAGAGTCTCTTGGACGTTCGCATCGGAAGCGGGAGACGGTCCGCCAACGATGGAAGATGTTGTTGGAGTTTCGGCAGCAGCGTTATGAGGATGTCTCCAATGTAGCACGCTCACCACATCGGATAAGGTTCGAATCTGTTTTAATTGGGGTGGGCTGCACCCCTCCTGCACTGATGAGTAGAGCTGAATAGCCTCAGGACCGGTACTAGCCGTGACGATGTCGTAACCCACATCGCCAGGTTTTCGTTTTACCCCCCGGACGGGCATTACCACGTGAACATTCCTTCCAACCAAATGAGCATTGAAAGAGAACCAAGCCGCGGCACCTTCGTAAGTGAACGGAAGGCTTGTGGAGGGGATGTAAATGACGTGTGACGAGCGACGACAGAGTATATCGATCCGACGAGGGCAAATGCTGTCGCAATAATAGGTAGTGAGCCAGGGACAATGTTTGAACCAGGTCTCGTACTGGAGTTGGGGCCAATGGTCTTGGTAGTGATCCCACTGCCAGTCGAGGATCTGTCTGTCCCGACTCTCGATACAGTTTTCATGGCATTCAGCGTCAGGATCGTTGTCAGTGTGTGGTTCGCCGTCGCAGTCACGGTGGCCTTGGAGCCACTCGGTGAACTCGTAGTCATTGCCGAAGTACGGGAGAGGGAGCCAGAAGTCAGTATGATCGAAGTATTCATCACAAGAGTAACGTAGCAGGTCAGACATAACCCGCCCCGTTGCCTTGGCGAAACGTTTAGTGTAGGAACTTCTAGATCGGCTAGAGAACTCATGAACAGGACCCTCGTACATGTTGTTGTGGAACTCAGTAGTGACATCATTGAAGAAACAGGAGTCGCACAAGAACTGGACAAGGTTAGTGGAGGGTTCAAAGACAAGCGGACCATATTCGGGGTAGTTCACTTGGGTGATTGTGGATTCACCACGAAGGAGATCCACCACGAAGCGAATAGGCCGAGCAGCGGGATTAGGTACACCGTTCAACAAGGGCACGGCGAGCCAGCGTTCGAACCAATGGTCGTGGTGCAGAGAAGGAGAAAAGTTTTTCATGGAGATAGTGACAAAGTACACGGCAGGACAGCCAAGGGTGTGGTGGTCGTAGTCATTGTCGAGCAGCATATCAATCTCCATGGGCTCTACCCCGTCGCCTTTGGAGGCGCCGGAGCCGAGCATTCCGATAGATTCCTGAGTGTGAGGACGGAACTTGCCAACACCGAGGCCATTGCGCACATGAATTTCCCAGTCAGTAGAGATAAGCTGACGCATAAGCGTCCAGCGGTCAGTGATCGGGTACTTCATGTGGTAAGCAGCCTCGTAGGCAGCACACATGGGAGGGTGGACTTCCGCGAAGAAAGCGGGGTCATGAAGCGAAAGTTCACGAGAAGCGATAGCGAATCGCTCTTTAGCGTCCTCCCAAGTGGCCTCATCAGATTTATGAGTCCAATGAGGAAGTTCATGAATAGAAGCAGGGATGAGTGCTCCGACATAACGGTTCAGTCGGGGCTCAAAGCGAGTTTGGCGCTTGAGGAAGAGAGTTTGCTCAACAGTCTTCCACTCGTCAGTGACTTGTTCTTTCTTGGCACTCGTGTAGTGGAGGCCAAGCTTCTTGAATTCTGTAGCGAGGGCAGTAGGTCGGAACCAGCCGGCCACATGCTTCGCAACGGCGATGAGATGATCGTCACCGTGCGTAAGCATGCGAACGACGTCATCGAAGACAAGAAGATCGTTAATGCCGTTTGGAGAAAGGTTAATGAATGCCTTTCGAGCGGCAACACGGATGTAGATCGAGTTGAGGAGTGTGGTAAGGAAATGACCAGACGGATGTGAGAACAACCATTCGTAGATTATGTCGCGGAAAACGTGTCGGGAGCCAACAATGTCGGCCCAAAGGACACGCCGCGCGACATTATCGGGGTGATCGGAGGACAGTCCGTACATGGGTATGATGAGATATTCAAGGATCTCCCAATGGACAATGGGATTAGTTGTGGAGTCGAGACCCTTGAAATCACCGTCATACAGATGTGTTTTAGACACCTCAAAGAGTTTCTTAACCATAGCGTCCCATTCGGGACCGTAAGCGTTGACACCCACCGTACACGAGTTGTGAATTCGCGTACGATGCATGTAGTCGGCAAACGATCCGAAGAAGATACGCATGGCAATGAGGAAAGCAAGATCTGTGGCACTTATAAAGCGAGTGGCACCAGAGATCCATTTTTCTTGGGACACTAGTTCATCTTTGAGGACATCGAGGCAAACGTTGAAAGACAACGTACCTTTGCGGGCTTTGGCAATGAGCTCTTCGACAGAAGCACGAAGCTTCTTGGCGTCAGGAGAATCGAAGTCATAGAACTCACCGTGACCAAGCCATTTCTTCTTACCGGTGTTTGGGAAAATAGCCTCGAGGCAACGAGGCCATCCGGCAGAAGTGTTGCGAGGTATACCAGCGTAGCGGCCTTCGCCGTCGCCGGCAACAGCAACTTCGTAGGTCAAGAGAGCGAGGGGTTCACGACGACAAGTTTCGTCCCACGAGTTCCAGATATGAGCAGCTTCAGCTTCGACGCAAGGGCGAATGTCGTCGAAGTTGGAGAGTGGGAGATACTGCGGGACGTACTTGTGAAGCGCGTTCATATAGGGGTGAACACGCTCACCAGCCTCATTGGTGAAGGGCACCAGTCGGGCAGGGAGTTTCTGGGCGGGCACAGGAGCACGTTGACTCTTCTGATATGGCGTCTTAACGAGCGAGGACTTGGCTGCAAGTGAGGGCTGTTGCTCGGGGGGAATATCCTTGAGGACAGGGTTCCCCTCGAACAGTTCAGACTTGGACGAATCCACGACGTCAACAGGAGAATCGATCTGTGGAGGGAAGTAAGACAAGGCTAACTCAAGCATTTCTCGGGTGAGAATGCCGGAGCAGCCATCGTCTACCCCTCCGGAAGTGTGGGAGCCTCCAATCTTCCAGGCACGGGAGTTCTTGTTGATGATGTAGATAATGGATCCACAATCACCACCGACAGTGTGACAGGAGTAATGGTAGGCAGCAGGGACAGTGTATTCACCGTTGTCGTCTTCAACGACAACGTTCTCACGTCGTCGGGCTTCGACGACTTGAGTGCGTATGGTAGTAACACCGTCCTTGTGCTGTGGAACTTGGAGGAGCATATGGCAAATACCGCTTGCGTAGCGGCGGTGGTCTTCTTCCGAGAGAACATAGGGAACAAGATTCTTTGCAAGAGGGACGAGCCTATTGTTCCAATGGAAGGTATTGTGGTCGTTGCCAATGGGAGCAGAGTCGAGGAGATCTTGGACCAGAAGGTCGTAGACATTTCCGGTAAGAACGTGTGTGGCTTGAATAGTATCAGTGTCAGACAACACCTTCTCTAGAACAAGAGTTTTAATCTGGGCAATGAAGTGGGTGTTGATCCAGCAGACATGATCCTTAAAGACAGTGAAGGAGATGAGTTTCTCCCCATCGGGAGTCTTGAGAATATAAACGTTGGACTTGAGGACACGTTCGGCGATAGCTTCGACAGTGTTGTCACCACCGATCTGAGATGTCTGAGGGACGCGCGCAATGATGCGCGTTTGCTTTTGAGGCATCTTGGGGTCGGATTGGCTTGACTGTGGTTTGGCAGGGACCTTCTGTGTAGCAGGAGACTTTTGCGGTGTCTTGGCATCAGACTGTGACTTACTCTTTTTCTTTCCAAAGATCTTGGTAAAAAGAGTGACAACGGCCCAAATACAGAGGTAGACAATGGCAACATGGGCAGTCGCCTGGAACACAAGGGTGAGACCTTGGAACCATTCAGAATTTACAAAGGCATGATACCAAGAGGATAGCTTCTTCACCGTGTCATTCCACCAGTGAGTGATGTCGGTTGGAAACACGACATCAACATTGGCGAGAAGTGGACGGAGGTCGGACTTTCCGACTTGCTCAAGGAACTTCGAGACTTCACCGTGGAGGACAGCGTCGTCATACCAGCGTTGCAACTGGGCGGCGACAGCGAGAGCAACGGAGGCTTTCCAGCGTGGATGAGCACGCAGGACGGCAAAGAACAAAGCGCGTGTAGCAATATCAGGACGGACATCAGGTTTCTGTTCGCGATTGAGCTTTGCAATGTCAGCCCAATGGTCGGAAATTGTGAAGGAACGAAGAGCTTCCATATGGGGGTTTGTGGTAGCGTAGGGGTCAGTACAGTGCGAGGGGAAGTCAACGAGAGGGGGTTTCCCTCCCAGCTGTTCGACAATATGCTGAGCACCAGTCGAAGAGATAGGCGAACCAAAGTGGGGTTCACTGTTGAAGGACCAGATAGTATTGTCGAGCTTATCTTTGCCGACATGGACATGGCCAAAGTCTTCGAGGTGTGACCTCTTGAGATTGGCAGGAGTCGGGGTTTTGAG